GCCCAGGCCATGGCCGCCCTGTTCCCCGTCCTGCCCGGCCAGGAGACTGACCAGGCCAGCGTCATGTCCTGGGGTTGTGACCCGGAGGCCCTGTCCGCCGATCCCTACCAGGGGGCCCACGACGCCGTCTATACCTCCGTGGCCAAGATTGTGGCCGCCGGCGCCGATTATAAAAAGGCCTACTTGACCCTTCAGGAGTTCTTTGAGAAGCTGCGGGACGAGCCTCAGCGCTGGGGCAAGCCCTTCTCCGCCCTGCTGGGCGCTCTGGACGCCCAGCTGGAGCTGGGGGCGGCCGCCATCGGCGGCAAGGATTCCATGTCCGGCTCCTTCCTGGACAAGGACGTGCCCCCCACCCTCATTTCCTTCGCCATCGCCCCCGTGAAGGCAGAAGAGGTCCTCTCCCCCGAGTTCAAGTCCGCGGGCCATTCCGTTTACCTCTTCGGTTCCGGCGATACGGAGACCTGCAAGTCCTCCTGGGAGCAGTTCCACGCCCTGTGCCAGGCCGGGAAGGTAAAGGCCGCCTGGGCTGTGGAGAACAGCCTGGCCGAGGCCGTGATGAAGATGTCCTTCGGCAACCGGATCGGCTTCCAGGCCGGTATGGAGGACGTCAGCTGGTATCTTTCCCAGGTGGGCGGCATCGTGGCCGAGCTGGCCGAGGACGTCAACCTGCCCCATGCCCGCCGCATTGGCGAGACCACCGAGGTCCCCATGATCGCCCTGCCCGGCGAGGCCGTTTCTATTGACGAGCTGCTGACCCTGAACGACGCCGTCCTGGAGCCCGTCTACCCCACCAAGGCGGGCACTGCCGAAACCGTGGCCCCCATCTCCTGGGACAAGCGCTCCATCGCCGTCTGCAAGCACAAGGCGGCCCATCCCAAGGCGGTCATCCCCGTGTTCCCCGGCACCAACTGTGAGTATGACACCGCCCGGGCCTGCATCCGTGCGGGCATCGACCCGGAGATCGTGGTGGTGCGCAACCTGACCACCGATTTCCTCACCCAGTCCGCCCAGGCCCTGGAGCGCGCCATCCGCTCGGCCCAGATGGTGGTCATCCCCGGCGGCTTCTCCGGCGGCGACGAGCCCGAGGGCTCCGGCAAGTTCATCGCCTCCTTCCTCCGCTCCCCCGCCCTGGCGGACGCCATCATGGACCTGCTGAAGCACCGGGACGGCCTGATGCTGGGCATCTGCAACGGCTTCCAGGCCCTGGTGAAGCTGGGCCTGGTCCCCTATGGTGAGATCCGGGATATGGACGAGACCTGCCCCACCCTGACCTATAACCTCATCGGTCGACACCAGTCCAGCTATGTGACCACCCGTGTAGCCAGCGTGAACTCTCCCTGGATGCTCAAGAGCCAGGTGGGCGACCTGCACACCATCCCCATCTCCCACGGCGAGGGCCGCTTCGTGGCCCCCAAGGCCGCCCTGGAGTCCCTGATCGCCAACGGCCAGGTCGCCACCCAGTATGTGGACGCCGCCGGTCAGCCCACCATGGACATCGCCTTCAACCCCAACGGATCCATCGCCGCCATCGAGGGCATCTTCTCCCCCGACGGCCGGGTGATGGGCAAGATGGGCCATCTGGAGCGCCGCGGCCAGTATGTGGGCGTCAACATCCCCGGCAACAAGCACCAGCCTCTCTTCGAGTCCGGCGCCGAATACTTCAAATGATCTCTTCCAACTGCCGCTCTCCGGTCCACGCCGGGGGGCGGCAGTTTTCCACCGTCCGTCCGGTTGCTGGGGATAAAAATTTTTCTTGTCCGCTATCCAAGGGCAGAAAAACGTAGTATAATAGCTGTGCTGGATGCGCCGGCAGGGGCCGGCGGCCTTCATGCGCAACGCCCAAAGGAGGGATCCATCCCATGAAAACAAAATTTACCCCGGAGTACAGCGGCACTCTGCGGAGCCACCTGCTCACCGTCCCCAAGTGCATCTCTGAGTGCGGTGGGATCCGGATCTTCGGCCGGCGGATCAAATCCCTGGTCTTTTCCACCGATGTGGCCATCATCAAAAACGTCAATGCCGACGCCATCATTGCGGTCTACCCCTTCACCCCCCAGCCCTCCATCACCCAGGCCATCATCAGCGTGTCTGAGGTGCCGGTCTTTGTGGGCGTGGGCGGCGGCATGACCAACGGGGACCGCTCCGTCCGCCTGGCAGAGTTTTCTGAGCACCAGGGCGCCTCCGGTGTGGTGGTCAACGCCCCCATCTCCAACGAGACCATTGCCAAAATGAAGGCGGTGGTGGACATCCCGGTGGTCACTACCATCGTCTCCGGCGATATGGACATCGCCGGACGGCTGGCCGCCGGGGCGGACATTCTCAATGTCTCCGGCGCGTCCAGGACCCCGGAGATAGTGACCAAGATCCGGGCCGAGTTCCCTACCGTCCCCATCATCGCCACCGGCGGTCCCAGGGAGGAGGACATCCTCCGCACCATTGAGGCCGGAGCCAACGCCATTACCTACACCCCCCCCACCACCGGACAGCTCTTCGCCGACATCATGATCAGCCACCGGAAAAACTTCAGCCACCAGGACTGATGCCCCCCGGTCTCCGGCCCGTTCCGGAGGCCGGGAAAATTTTTTGATTTTTTTCAGAAAAAGTGTTGACATTTTCCTTGTCATCCTGTATACTCATCCTTGTCCTGTTCGAGAGGACAGGCCAACAAGGCGGCATAGCTCAGGTGGCTAGAGCATGCGGTTCATACCCGCAGTGTCCCCGGTTCGAATCCAGGTGCCGCTACCATTTTACTAAAGTTCGGACTACGCGTCCGTTCCCATATAGAACGGCCCGGTGGTCAAGCGGTTAAGACTCCGCCCTTTCACGGCGGCAACACGGGTTCGAGTCCCGTCCGGGTCACCACTTCTTCACTGCCGTTTCTCCTATATGGAGGCATAGCTCAGCCGGTAGAGCGTCCGCCTCACACGCGGAAGGTCACAGATTCGAGTTCTGTTGTCTCCACCAAATCGCTGCTTGTGTGTAGCAGCAAAGGAATCCCCGAAATGCCTTGAATACCAGGCGTTTCGGGGATTTTTTGTGCCTATTTTTGGTTGTCTGCAAAAACCGAAAACAGCCCATTCGGACACTTATGGTGGTGGAAATGGTGGTGGAACTTTTTCGCCCCCACACACTATTAGTTGGCCATTTCGAGACGGCATCACAATGAATAAATTTTCCGCATAACTCCGGCGTAGGCTCTTGGGTTTACCGCGCGTAATGTGTCCATAAGATCATCCATGATGTCCCATATCCCGGAAGGGTCCTTCCCTGCAGCCGCCCTAAGAAAGTCGCTCTCCCCGTCTAGGGGAGGCGCAGGAGCTACAGCTGGGGTTGCAGAATAGGACCGCTCATAGCCGGAGGGATCCGGCGCTTCCGCCCGGTCCATCCGGTCCCGGATGGTATACAGGTCCGCCAGCTTTGCGTAGGCAGGATAGCTGCTTTCACCGTATTCCAGGCGGGCAATCTCGATATCTATCTCCTTGCGGTCAAGCAAAGGGGTCACCCCCTTGTCAGCCCTGGCCCAACTCAGAGATGAGGCGGCGGACGGCCTCACGCTCGCGCTCGGTAGTGGCGCTGCCCATCAGGTCCTGGGCACGCTCCAACATGGCGTTGCGGGCGTCGTGGCGGCTATAGTCGCCTATGCGGCCGTCCCGGCTGTAGTGGCCCCGGACATAGTGCTTGCCGCGGTTTGAGTAACTGGATCCGCGATTGTAAGCCCCCTCCCAGTCCCCGGCCTCGGAATAACCGCCCTCTTCTTCCAGGGCGCAGATTTTGTCGATGTTCTTGATGGTGTCGGTCAGCTTGTGCACCAGTTCCAGGTCTCCCGCGCCCATCTCGGGCTTGCGGGCGATCTCCTCCAGTTCCGCCGACAGCATCTCCTTCAGGTCATACAGTGCTTTCATGCTATCCTCTCCTTTCAAGCCGTCCGCACGACTTCCATATTGCTGTTGGCGAAGTCAACAGCCTGGGCGCTGGTGTTCCGGGCCGCCACGGTCACGCAGCAGCCACGGGGGACCTCCACAGACGCGGACACATAGACATTGAAAAAGTTCTCGACCGCCGCCGGGGTGACGGTAGCGGTAGCGGTGGTCAGCGCCTCACCATTGATGGCAAGGGCGGCGGTAATGGCCTCGACGGTGCCGCCCTCGGGGATGGCAATATTCGCGCCAAAGGCTACCCGGTACCGGGCCTTGCACTGGTTGGTATTGCCGCGCAGCGTGATGAGCCCGCTGCCACCACGATGCACGATGCCGCAGTTGCCGCCGATCACGTCCAGCAGAGGGACGTTCTGGCCAGGGGTTACATTGACGATGGCGGGATTTGCATATTCAGCCATGATATCAGTCCTTTCTAAAGGGGTCGAAATCGACCCGGTTAAAATAAACGGCGAGGCTATTGCCCCGCCGCTGTTGTTGAGATCGGCACGGGGCCGAACAATTTCCAAAATGGAAATAGTCAAGAGCTATGGAGTTTAGCAGTTGCAACCGCAGCCGCCGCAGGGGACCTGCACGGGGGTGGGAGGATTGACCCAGTAGGCGGGGGTGGGGCACTCAGCGCCGGTGCGGCGCAGGATCTCCGCCTTGTTGGCGTCCATAGCCGCCATCAGGACGGCGTTCTGGTTGGCCTGGGAGGCCGCCAGCTTCAGGCCCTGGTTCTCGCTCTCCAGGGAGCGGATGTAGTTCTGATTCAGGGCGTCCAGGATGGCCCGGGAATTGGCGTTCTGGTTGTCGATGATGTCCCGGGTGGTGGTCTGGATGGTGTTGCGGGTGTCGCAGGCCTGGGCGGCCATGTCATAGCGCACGCCGTCAATGGCCCGCTGGGTGCCGCAGCAGCAGTCCGCCAGCTGGGCGGACAGGTTGCAGAAGCCCCGCTCCACGCCGTTGAAGCCCTGCATCATGCCCATGTTGGTGTTGTTGAACCCGTTGGTCATGGCGTTGGTGATGGCGTAGGTGCTGTCACAAATGCCCTGGGTGATGCCGTCCAGCTTGGTCACAACGGCGGAGTGGTCAAAGCCACGCTGCACCTCGGAGCCTACACCGCCGTTCTGTCCGCCGAAGCCGCCGAAGCCGTTACCCCAGCCGCCGAACAGGCCGAAAATCAGGAACAGGATGATCCAGCTGGACCAATCGCCGCCCCACATACCGTTTCCGTTGCCCTGATAGGCGGGCTGAACGGGCATGGTCATCACAGTACCGTCAGAAGAAAGACTCATTGCTTTATCTCCTTTGTAGATTTATTTTCAAAACCGTGGCCACGGATTTTGAGACTAACTTGCAACTTTTAGAGCAAATATTTAAAGTACACTTTGCTCATTTCCCAAACATCCCTCGGAGGGGTTCAAACATACCCTGCATCTGCTGGGCCTTCTGCTGGGCCTGGTTCAGCTGGTCCTGCGAGAGCTTCCCGCTCTGCACCATCTCATTGATGATGGCGTTGGGGTCCTTGCCCTGCATCTGGCTCATGAACTGCTGGAACTGCTGCATCATGTTGGGCCGGCCACCGCCGCCCATGATACCGAAAAAGGGATTACCCATTGTCCAGTTCCTCCTTTGCCGCCCGCTTTGCGGGCTTTTTCTCTGCGGTCAGCGCTTCCACGCGGGCCGCCAGTGCTTCCAGGTCTGCTTTGGTGGCAAACTCCACGCCCTGGGCCGGTTGTCCCGCCCCGGGTGCGCTGGTACGCTCCACTAAGTCAAAGACCTTGATAGACGGCTTTCCAGATGCATCCGCCTGTTTAAGGTAGATGGTGGGGGCGTTGCTGTCCCACAGGGCCACAGCAGAGTTGGGCGCCACCAGATAGCCCATGGCCTCCTGCTCCCCGGACACCCATACCATGCTCTGCCCGCAGGCCTGCTGGGGCTGCTGCTGGGGAAACTGCTGTGGCTGGAACTGCTGCGCGCCCCGGAGCTGGGCCAGCTGGTCCGGCATGGGCGGCTGGTAAAACTGCGGCTGCTGATAGCTGTTGTAATATGGGTAGCTCATGGGTCACGCCTCCTTGCGCCAGTAATAGAGCGGGACTTCCCCACCGGAGTCCCAGGTGTCGTAATAGTCCCCGTCCATGACGCACACCACATGACCGGACAGGGCCAGGATATGTGTCATTCGCAGGCCGCAAATGGGCATTTGCATGACGCAGATGGACGTTACCCACCGTTTTTGGGTATGAAAACCAAACCGACGCTCTCGTCGGCTCCCAAGAGCCAATAATCGGCTATGACAGACCTTACCCGGCGTTTTTTCAGCGCCGGCACAAAACTGCGCTGGATGCCCCTGCTCGTAAGTACTCCGTGCCCCTCGTACAGCATGCGGTCAAACAAGCCAATACGCAAGCACAGCCCAACGGTATCCTGTACCGCCTTTGACCCAACTCCGCCGCCGATCCGTCTTGCAACGCTGGCGGCATCATCGCAGGTCCATGGCAAAAAGTATCCATGCAGCCCGAAGGCCCTTTGGCAAAGATAGAAATAGATCGTAAACCCGGCCACACCCTGGCCGTCGATCAGCTTGTCTATCTTCGGATCTTCAAATACGTCCGTGGCCCAGCCGGAGAACTCAATGCCCTCCTTCGGCCGTCCGGCCATCTCATCACCCGCTTTCTATCGGCGGGGCCAGGACGCCCCAGCCCCGCCGATTGTTTACATCATCACGATGACCTTTCCGGCGCTAATCTCGTCGGCCAGCTTCTCCTCGAAGTACGCCACGATGGATGCCTTGGCCTGCATCTTCCACATCCCGCCGTCAGCCTCGAACAGCCCCACGTTTCCGTCCTCGTCCAGACGCAGGATAAACTCGCTCTCCGGCTGCTCCACCTCCAGGAAGGTGCGGTAGGGCCGCATGGAGATGCGGGGCTTGACCTGGACCAGAGCCTTGAGGGAAATCCCCTGCCGGGCCTCCACCTCCTGGCTCACGCCGTTGTCCCGGGTGGTGACGCCGTTCTCCTTATTGATGCGGGAGAGCAGGTCCAGCAGGTAGTCCACGCCCTCTCCGGGCATAAACTTGCTCCGCAGCTCAATGATGGCCTTTTCCTGCTCCTGGAACCCGGGCACGTCGCAGGTCGCCTCGTACAGGCTGTCCCGGCACATCTCGATGTCATAGGTGGAGAAAACAGAGACCTTCCGCGCGCCGTCCACCCGAATGAACATAGGCAGGTTGTCGAACATATCCAGCTCGTTCCGCAGCAGCTTCACGATGCTGTCCAGCCCGCTCACGCTGATCTGGCGGGGGCGGTCTACATGGGGGTCGATGCGTACCAGCTCCCGGTCGGAGTAGGTGTCGCCGTGGATGGTGTAGGTCTTGTTGTCCTTGAGGGACACGAGATACTGAGCAAATTCCTTCAACATGATGTAGTCTCCTTTCTGTTATGCCTGCTTGATATTGGTGAATTTCAGAACCTTGGGCCGGTCCTGCTCTCCGCCGTCCATCCCCAACTGTCCGGGGACCTGGGGGACCATCTCGGCCACCACCATCTCGCCGGTGCCCGGCTGATTGGTGATATAGAGGCTGGTGGTGATGGGGTCCGTGGGGACCAGCGTGCTCTTGGCTGTGGTCTGCACGGTGATGGTCTTGCGGTCCGCGCTGGGGATAAGCTCCAGCCCCACGGTGATTTTCCGCTTCCCGGTGGGCTTGGTGTTGGGGTCCAGGATGTTGTCGATGACCTTGCCCATCTCATAGTCCACCCGCTCCAGAATGGCACCCATGGACATTTCCAGGATGCTTTTCTTTTCTAATTCATTCATTTTACATCCTCCAATCGTTCACGCGGGCACACCGTAACCTGCACCCGATCCCCCACCACCTGCTGCACCAGGCGGCGGAACATCCACTCGTTGCCGCAGGCGTCGGACAGATGCATCAGGTACACCTCCCGCACCCGGGACTTGTCCAGGCCCGCCAGCCAGGCGCAGGCCCTGGACACGCTCATGTGGGCGTTGGCCACCCGACGGCGCACCTTCTCCGGCATCCGCTCCGACCGCTCCAGGGCGGCCTCGTCGTAGTTGCACTCGATAGCTACCAAATCCACACCGGGGAACTGATACCCCAGGTTGACCGTGTCTGTGGCAAAGACCAACTTGTCCCCGTCCGTCCGGCTGCGGATCAGAAAGCCCATAGGCTCCGCCGCGTCGTGAAAGGTTGGGAATGGGAGTATGTCGAAGCTGCCAAGGGTCACCGCCTCACGGTCCTCCAGCGGTTCCAACTGTTCGCACCCAAGTGCTTCCGCTGTCCCACGGCTGGCGTAGACCGGAACCCCGCTCCGGATCAGCTGCTCATAGCAGCCAGCGTGGTCCTTGTGCTCGTGGGAGATCAGACACCCGGCAATGCCGGACACGCCGAATCCAGTCAGTTTCTGGAGCTTTTTCCAGCTCACTCCGCACTCGATCAGCAGGCAGGTCGTTCCGTCCTCTACCAGATAGGCGTTCCCGTGTGAGGAACTGGCCAATGGGATCAGCTTCAAATGGGACAACCCCCTTCGTCCTTGCAAAGTCCGCTTCGCTCCGCCTGAGCCGGGAAGTCCACCGTGTCCGTTGGCGTGTGCTCCTTCTGGTACTGGGTGGACTTCTTGATCTTCTCCTGCACCCATTCCGGCAGCGCCTGGAACACCGCGTCGTCCCATCGTTCCATGTCCCAGCAGATGGGTTCTGTGTCCGTCTTTGGCGCTGGCATCCCCTTGGGAAGAGGGATCACGCTGTCCACGTTGGCATACTCCCCGGTGTCGTTGAGCACCACGTTCAGCTGACAGGCGCGGCCAACCTGGTCAAATACCTCCAGCTCTCCAAACTGCTCATCGCTGTACTGCACTCCGTTCCAGCTGCTCAGGAATCCCCTCAGGCTGCTCTTTTTACCGACGGCGAAGGAGAAGGTACGGGAGAGCTGCCGGGGCTTCACTTCTCCATCCACCTCCACTGTCTCCCCGGACAGCTCCCAAATGAACTGAACCTCGTTGCGGTAGTTCTTGAACTTCTCGCTGTACTGCTCCCCCAGATCCACCACGCCCACGCAGGTGGCAATGTACACCCCCGGCTCCACAGGTGGGAGCTTGGGCTTCGCCCGGTCCTTAATTTTCATATTCACACCTCAGCTCTTTATCTCCCGCGCTGACCACCAGGCGGACGGTCTGGCCCCCCACCGGCAGCAGCCCGGTCACGCTCTCCGCGTTGTCAATGAACAGCGGCACCCGCATCCCATAGTGCTCCGACAGCGTCCGGATCACGTCCAGGCCGGCGTTCACTCTGGACCCGTTGTTCATGGACCGGTACGGGACCCCATCCACCGTGGCTTCACAGCAGTCGGCCAGGCCTCCGTTAACCTGCTCCTGGAACAGCTTCCACCGAACCAACCGGAACCGGCCATTGATCTGGTCCTCAATGTACCGTACCTTGCAGCGGCTGAACTCGTCACACAGGAACAACAGCTTGTCCAGCTCCTCCAGCTGCTGCCCACTCTCCCGAGCCTCCTGCCGCAGGGCCTCCATCCGCTCTTTGGCATAGTCCAACATAGCTCTCCGGCCCAGATCTCGGTCCAGTCTGTCCATCTGCTGCTGGAGTTCCGAAATGCGCCCCTCGATCTCGGTTCGGATCGCACCGTTCTCCCGGCTCAGACTATCCGCCTGACGGCGGGCCTCCTCCAGGGTGGCGGTCAGCTCTGCCTCCTGCCGGGCAAATCCGGGAAGGTCCTCCACTTCCGCGGGTGCCGGGGCTCTGTACGCCTCCAGCTCCGCCCGGAGCCGGGCGATCTCGTTTTCCGCCCGGACCCCCGCCTCAATGGCGTCCTCCCGGCGGGCCTGCGCCATAGAGCGGTCCGCCTTAGCCCGATCTGCCTCCTCCACGGCCTCCGTCTGGACTCTCTTTCGGTCCGTCTCAAAGGCCGCCTGGGCGGCCTTCTGGGCCTCCTCCGGCATCCTCTGCCCGCAGGTGGGGCACACTGTTTCCTCAAAAGTCTGCTCCGCTGCTTCAGACCATCGGGCCCGGCACCGCCCGATCCGCTCCTCCAGATGCTCCATCAGGTCCTTTTCGTTCTGGGCCAGTTGTGTGCAGCGCAGCAGATCCCGCTCTGCCGCCCGGACCTCAGCCTCCAGCGCCGGCCTCCGGTCCTCCACCGGGACGATCTGGCTCTGCCGGTGCAGCCGGTTCTCATTCCGCAGCGCGGCCAGCTCGTTCTCAAGCCGGGCCACATCATTCCGCTTGGAAGCCAGCAGGGTGTTGTTCTCCAGTTGGATCAGTTCGCCCCGCAGGCTGTCCCGCCGTGCGGCCACCTGGCCCCGCTCCTCCTCCAGAGCGGTGAAGTCGATCCCCTCCAGCTCGGATACCGTCTTTTTGCACTCGTCCAAACGGGCCGGAACTGTATCCCGGGCTCCGTTCAGCCCCCGACGCTTGGCCTGAAGCTTCTTCTTGTAGTCCTCCAGACTCAGCCGGCCCATGGACTCCATCAGCGCCGCGAAGCGCGGCTCCTGCTCCATGATCTCCCGGTCGGAGGCCACGCCACACACCTCAAACAGGGCCTCCCGCCGTTTCCGCCAGTCCAGCCCCTCGCAGAACCAGCCCACGCTGGTCAGCATCCGCCATCGGTCCTCACCGGCCAGCTCGTCCACTTTCGCCTCAAAGGCGTACTTCTTGACAGGGACATCATCCACATAGTACTCGCTGGTGTTCCCGTCATAGATGGCGTCCGCGTTTCCACGCTTCACACTCCACTTCTCGTAGTAGGTCTTGCGCAGGGTCACTGGCTCCCCGTCCGCCCACAGCGTCGCAGAGACCTCCGTCACCGCCCCATGGTCCGCCACCTCTCCGGCGGCGTCCAACGGCTTGATCTCAAAGCTGCCGTTCCCACGGCTGTCCTTCCCAAACAGCAGCCAGGTCAGCGCGTCGTATACCGTGGTCTTGCCCGCGGCGTTGTCCCCATAAATGCTGGCGCTGCGCCCATCCAGCGGCAGAGATAACCTCCCACAGCCCTTAAAATTCTGGATCTCCAGATCCATCAGCTTCAAATCCATCTTGACGATTCCTTTCTTGTCCCATATAATATGGGTGTCTTACTATTTCTTTGCCGTCGTTGGTGTGCCAGCACCTGCGGCGGCTCTCTTTTTTGCCCGGTATTCCCGCATATAATTCCGGGCTCGTTTCCGCAGTTGCTCCCGGTTGGCTTCCCGGTAGGCCTTCTGCTGTGCGGCCACCTTCTCCCGGTTGGCTTCGTAGTAGGCCTTCTGCTGTGCGGCCACCTTCTCCCGGTTGGCTTCGTAGTAGGCCTTCTGGTACTCGGCCACCTTCTCCCGGTTGGCTTCCCGGTAGGCCTTCTGC